CCTTGATCACCTTTGTCTAATTGGTGGCACCGGCACATCCTTGTCGGGAGAGCAGATCAAATATTAGATAAACATCTAAAGATGAATCGATTAAGTAAAAATAGATTAGCTATGATAGCTTCTCTAGATCTACAAAATCTTTCACCTAAGATGGTTATTGACATTTGGATCAAGTATGAAACCGAGTTCTATCGTTACATATGTAACAATGGAAAACAGTACACATTGGAACTCTACAAAGAAAGCTATGCATTTCTGCGTAACTATCTCCTAAGACTTCCTACTCAACCTATATCGTTCTGTAAAGTCGATGTAAACGGTATCCCGAAACCTTTGTGGTCTTTAAGACCACTCATCAAAGGTGAACGGAGTAACCGTCGACTCGCCCTAACTATCGCTCGAAGTTATGAGCAAATCCGTCTACAAATCGATTATTCTGACTTGAATAATATCACTGACGAGAACCCACCACATGTGGTGAATTCCGTACGGGATATAAACAAGAAGTTTAAAAGATTTTTAAAACGTTTTACTCGTAATCGAAGCTGGTATTTAGGTTCTTTACAGGCACCTATTCAACCTTGGAGTAGAGTGTTAACTTCACTATCTAAAGGTCCAAATGGACCCACAGTAGCTAGTTCACATCTTGATGCCAAAGCAGTTTTACAAGATGAAAGTTTGTTTAACTCCATCACCGAACTCAATCGAGCCCTAGGGCAAGAATGGATCACGGAGTGGATGATTAAACAAGCTTCATCGAGTGAAAGCACAAAACAATTGTATACTGGACGGTTAGGCTTTTCAGCCGAACCTGCCGGTAAAACAAGAGTTTTTGCAATAGGAGATTACTGGAGTCAACTTTCATTAAAGCCTTTACAGATTGCTCTGTATAAGACACTACAGTCAATAAGTACTGATACCACATCTGACCAAGATCGGGGATTTTCATCTTTGATCAAGGAAAGTACTGGTAAACAGACTTTTTGTTTTGATCTTTCATCAGCATCAGATAGGATTCCTGCAATAATGCAGAAACACCGTTTGACATTGATGTCAAATCTACATGTAGCCGAAAGTTGGTTTAAAGTAATGACGAATAGAAACTTCTTTGTCAAAGCTACAGGACAAAACATCAGGTGGAGCGTAGGTCAGCCTTTAGGCTTACTTAGCTCTTTCCCGAGTTTTGCTCTGTGGCACCATGACATCGTCCAATTTGCGGCAAACTGGGAGAATTTTCATAAAGGGAAACCTTTAAGATTTTTCAAACAGTACCGTATATTAGGGGATGACATAGTGATATATGATAAAGAAGTGGCACGGCGTTACCAACAGCTACTTAAATCGATTGGTCTTTCGATCAATCTATCTAAGTCAGTCATAGGTGACGCAAGGGGTTCCCAAATAGAGTTTGCCAAAAGGTTAGCTCTAGATGGTAAAGAGATGTCATCAATTAAATATAATATACTCTCAAAGAGTAACACATTAGATGTGCTTGACTTAGTCGAGCTATTATATAAAAGAGATTTCCTCTCTTCAGATACAGGCCACTGCGGCTTGTCTCAGATCCTTAAATCAATAGATCTTCAACGCCTTCAATATTTGTTGTGGTTAAGAACATCTGATGAGCCCGAGCTGTCATTGACAGTCGGTAACTCATCCTTGATATTCAATCGTGAAGTGATTAATCAAAAGATTATCACTAAGCGGACCGCAAACATAATAAAGAAAGCAATGGAGATAAAACCTCTAGATATGGAATCGGAATTTCCGAAACTGATCAGTGGTTTTAAATCAATTGACGTGTCTTGCAGTGAAAAGACCTTGGCAGATAGGAGTATCGGGAACCTATCAGGTTCCCA